TAAAATGTACGTAATAACATATTACGTGCACGCAAAAAAGGCAAGAAAAAAGCACGGTTTTTCAACTAATCCGTGCTTATGGGGTTGTTTTTTTGGCTTAAAGTGTGCGCTTTATCCGATTTTCAGGGTAGTCCTGTTTTCTAGTTTTATTTAAAATAGTTTCCCAAAATTTCCTGCAATTCCGCTGCACCTACTCCACCAAGAAACCGCACATGCCTTAGCCCCAATACCTGTTATTATCGATACCCGCCATTCGGATCAAGACTGACACCGGCAATGTCTGCTGGCTATTAGGTTCGGAATCTCCAACTATTTCCAACAGGAGACAAGCGATATGGCATTGATTACAAAGAAAAATAAGAGACGTCACCGCATACAGTTCACCATGACTTGTGGGCTGCATGAGCGCTATACATCATACCAGGTTCTGGCCGATAATCTTGGCCTTGTTATCAATTTTAGCGAAGATTTCGAGGAGTGGTTCAATATCCAGCTGGACAAGATAGGGCATGAGTTGAACAGGATTGAGACAGAACAAGCCGGGCCAGAACCTGTCTGTGAAGCAAAAGAATTCACAGATAATCCATACGGTCTTGAACAATAACCCGGTTGCAAATCCACGGACAATTCATGAGATTAGCCTACCCTTAATCTGAACCTATCAAGAGGTCATTATATGAAATCCATCACGACATCAAATATTTTACCAGCATCCGGTTTTGTACGACTATCACACATAATCGGCAACTCGAATAACAATCCACCAATTCCTGCAATCATTCCGGTTTCAAAAAGTACCTGGTGGGCCGGAGTAAAATCTGGACGTTTCCCCAAACCAATAAAACTCGGTCCCCGCACCACAGCCTGGCGGGTAGAGGATATTCGAAATCTCATATCCAGAAGCCAGGTGATCAAACATGAGAATGAGCAATATGCAACTGATACTGAGTAACCACGATGGACTGGATAAAGATTATGTGCAATATCCTGGATCATCGAAAAATCAAAATGATCCGCAAAGGGCCGGAAGGCAACACTCTCGTCTTGCTCTGGTTGCTGATGCTCACCGAAGCGGGGAAATGTAATCGAGGCGGGTACCTGATGATCTCGGACAGCTTGCCGTATACGGTTGATACCTTGAGCATGGTGATGGACATTCCCTTACCTACAGTCCAATTAGGACTTGTGATATTTGCCGATCTGGACATGATCGACAGCAAAGACGGGGTAATCTTCATAAAAAATTGGACAAAGTACCAGAGTGAAGACAGGTTGGAGGCCCGCAGAGAAAAGGAACGGCTGCGACAGCAGCGACATCGACAAAAGGAACGAGATAAATTGCGAGCCCTCCCTTCGCCCGAGCAGGCGTCACGTGACAGTCACGTTTCAATGTCACGTGACGTCACGCAGGAGAACAGACAAGAACAGAGTAGAGTAGATAAGACAACAGACAAGGTTCGTTTGCTGTTGTCGGGTACCCCTTTGGAGGAAATATCCGACGAGAAACTGGAAGTTCTTTTCAAGAGACATGGTCCCGAACAGCTCTTGCTGACTGCCGATGTTGCCGCCGAGATTTGGCGACGCAACCCGGAAGACCGATACAACCCCGGTGGCTACCTCCACACCCTATGCGTATCTCTTGACCTCCCCGATTGGTATGTACCCTTTGAAAAACGCGCCAAGAGGGCCGAGGAGTCACTTCGCCGGAAAAAGGCCATTGAGGCAGAGCAATCTGCCATGGGACTTAAGGAGGAGGAAAAAAATGCCGCTATGGACATCTGGTGGAATACGTTATCGAATAAACAGCGCAAAGGATATCAGGACCAGGTATGCGAGAGTCTGCCGAGGAATATCGTGGTAGCCGAGGATATCGTCATGATTATGGCCAAATCGCTTGCATGGGAGGAGACTCAAGCCTGTAGCCATGAGTGAAGGTGGAGGAGAGAGGGAATCTGTGCGAATAATTCGCGCACAGATTCTCGCGCGTTACGCGCGGGGCGGAAACTTGGGCGTGCCTGCCACTGTCGCCGGAGTGTTCTTCTCAGCTGTTCGGTGTATGCAGTCCTTGGCTGGGCCCTCCGCGCCCCATAATTTCCGCGCTGTGTCAGCATAAGCCGACACAGCGCGGAACCAGAACAATCACCTTTTTGCCGCTCATAACGCGACAATTCACGGAGGACAAATATATGGATATGAAAGACGGGACATTTGACGCGCAAGCGGAAGTCGATCGCATTCGCTTCCGCCGCGCAGAAGCAAGACGGAAACTTTTTCGCAAAAGTCGCCTCGATAAATACCGGTTTGAATTGTCGGCAATGAGTCGTGCAGGCGCCTCTTGTGCCGACCTGGCTGAGTGGTTGAAAATCAACCACCGTTGCAAAATCAGCCGTAGTTCAATAGACCGCTACTTGAAAAAACTTCCTGAATTGAAAGAGGAGGTCGAGTCAGAACCGAAAATGATTCATAACAACAACAATATATAGGGAAAAACCTTGCCAAGATTTCGATCCGCCAAAGCCCAGGCCGAACACGCCATTTCCCTGAAAATTGCCCTGGGGCAAGGAAGACATGAGCACCGAACCGATGGTCGAGTCCATAGTGTCGGGACAGCGCGGGGATATCAGCAGGCACTGAAGGGTTTTGCTGAATATATTCAAAGCCAACGATTCGGGGATCTTGCCGGCGCGACTCTTGAAATGGCGCAACAATACCTTGCAGATCGGGCAGCGATGGTCGGTCAGAAGACACTTGATCTTGACCGTCAGGCAATACAGATGCATTTAGGGACCGTGCTCGAAGTCGTGAAGAGTGAAATCGAGACAACTCTTTCCACTCGCAGTTATACATCTGCCCAAGTCGAACGGATTGCTTCTGCCCAAACCGAGCGTAACAGTCTGGCCACCCAAATAGCTTATGATGCCGGCCTGAGAGCGCATGAATTGTTGACCCTTCGTCCAACGTATGAAAGGCCGGCCTCTGCACACCGGGAATGGAGTTCAGACCGCTTCACCGGCAGAGATGGTGAGAGATACACGGTCCATGGTAAAGGAGGCCTGGTACGTGAAGTCTTGCTGTCCACTCGCCTGGCGGCACGGCTGGAAGCAAATCGTCTCAGCGAACCGTGCCATGTAGTAGATAGGGGAGTGAACTACACGCAACACTATAATCTCGGCGGTGGACGTACATGGAGCCAGAGCTTTTCCTCGGCAAGCAAACGGGAACTTGGCTTTTCCAATGGTGCACATGGTCTCCGCCACAGCTACGCCCAGGATAGAATGAAGGCACTGCAGCGTAGCGGCATGCAGTACGATCAAGCAAAGAGGACGGTCGCTCAGGAAGTCGGCCATTTTGATAAAAAAACCACAGAAACATATCTCCGATGAAAATCTTTAGGCTCATTGTTGCGACAAGCATTGTTGTTGGCATTATCTGGCTGACCTGGTTGGTAGTGCTCCCTTTTGGAATAATTCAATTTTCACCCGATGGTCAGCCAAACCCTGCTTCAGGGTTTTCACTTGTCTTATCTCTGGATGGACAGAAGGTGTCTTCCTCTCCTCTGACTATGATTGAAATTGGCTGGGCGGGGATCCTGACAGCATGGCCATATGTTTTTATTGGCCTGTTATTTGGCGTCATGGTCGGTTATCCCCTGGGGGAACTGGCTAGACGCCGATTCGGTATTGAGAAGGCATCGAAAGAAGCTCTCCGAATGAGTTCTGCATTGACTCTGGACTCATTCATTGGAGAGTGCCATGCCAAAAACATAGTGAAAGAAATCAAATCTCTTTTTATCGACTTGCCAAAACTGCAGAAAGAAGTCGTTGCCGCACGGGAAAAAATCTTGACTATGAATCTGTCTGCCTCAGAGCAAACTCAAAACTATGAAGCTTTGCAGAAAAAAGCGGAATCGCTCGAAAAAGAACTGATCAAAGCGCGAGCGAAAATCAGGAGATTGGAAGATAAAGCCAATCGACCGACAGGAAATCAATTGACGCAACCAGAAAATCTTCGTAATATTTAAGACATAACAGCGTACCGTGACGCTTTGTCATTATGACACACGGATCGGCCCACAGAGCCGGCCATATGGCAAATCTGATTCTATCGGATCTGCACAATCGCAGAGGATAGCAGCGGCGAACAGTCCCACGCTGAAAATTTGGGGGCGAATCGGGAAGGTGACTTCTCGCGGTGGTGATGACCATCGGCCACGGCAGCAAAAAGCTGACCGTATGGCAATCTAACGCGACGCGAATCCGGGGGAGTGCCTAAGAATGACAAGAACGAACCTTTCCCAAAGACCCTTTTTTGTTTTCCAACTATTTTCGCAAAATATTTCGATTATCAAACCGTCAATAGTCAATCAAAATCAGTCAGGATAATTTTGAAAATACGTTGACTCTGACGAACCAAACTTTTCAGGAAGGTTAACCAGTGAGGTATGCTTTTCAATTGAAGGTTGCCAAGGACAAGCACGTGAACATCTGCGGCTTGTCCGCAGAATGTTTTAGTCGGATCAGCCTTTCTTTAAACAAGAGAAAAGCATAATTTTATGACGCCACTTTCTCTGTCCTCAGTGCGCAAACCAAAACAGTTTAGAAAGGAATTGGCTCTCTACATGAAAGAGCCGACGGCATAATTCAGTAATGCAAGCCTGATCACGTGTACGTGCATTCTCGGTTAGCTTAGCTCAAATTTATGAATATTGGGCAATTCAACATACATCCATCCAGATTCTGAGTAAACAATTGAACTGGCGCATATTTTCTTTACCCTTGAATTGTCACGTTTCATGGAGATCATATTGACTCCTCGAGCTGCATCTTGTTTTTGATTGTTACCGCTCGGGGAGGGAGCACCAACTACCATATATTTATTGCCATCCTGGATGGTGCCCCACCGCTTATGATTATGTCCATGTATTAATAATCGTGGAGCAAATATCTGCTGCATGAATCGATTCAAGTAAAAATCATTATGATCATCAATCTGTTCTCTTACTCCTCCATAGCCTACAGGGCTGTGATGTGATAGAGAAATATGTAAGATAGCATTGTTGTTATTGGAAAAACCCTTTTCTTTAAAGCTTTCTATGACACAGTCAATGTCATGTTTATCTATCGTTCTCAACGGCCATGATTTTTCGTTTATTTTTTTAGAAGTATTTAAGCCGGAAAAAACGACGCCATATTCGTAGAAACCGAATTCCGTCCACGATCCAACCGGAGCATTACCCCAAACTCCTTTTGTAGACGATACCTTTGCTGCAAAATTGCTAAATGGTTGACTCGCGTAAGTGTTTAATTCGGTGGCTTCATTTTCCACAGAAGAGACGAATTCCAGATTCGGCTTGTCATCTCTTGTAGTTTGGAAGTTTAATTTCAGTTGTTGGGCACCAGCAAGGGGGATAGAAACATCATGATTTCCTGGAACCAACAAAATTCTGGGAGATGGGAGGCTGATTCCAAGCTTTTGCATAAAACTTTGAAACCAGCCAAGGGCCATTGCGTATTCCTTCGGATGACCTGTATTGGCAATATCTCCGGTTATCGCTACAAAATGAGGTCCAGTTGTCCATTCCGCCATGATCTTGTCACAGAGAAAATTGATATCAGGTATGCTGGCCAAAGTTTTCTCAGTCCCTTGCGAGCCGAAGTGCAAGTCGGAAAGGTGCAATATCTGGAGATCGTCTCCAGTGCGAATATCTAAACTGTACAGTGATTTCTTTCTCCTGAGAAATAGTACTATCTGAGTGCAAATCGCGGCAAAGCCGCCAGATTGAAAATCTTTTAAGGTAAACATTAACGGCTGGTCAATATCTGGGTTATCCGATAGGAAGCCTCGGACAAGCTTCATGGATGAATCGTCCCAAGCGTTGCTGACCAAAGCAACAACATACCTTTCACTAGCACGACGAAACAGATCCTTAAACAGAGTTCCATGTTCATCATCATCCCAGCCTTTTTTATTTAACCTCACATCAAGCAAAACAATATCAGTTTTACCTTCAGGTGTTTCGGTCTCAAGATAGACCTTTGCTTGGCCTGGAGAATCAGCAAAGGTCAAATGAAACCCCCTTGGGTCGTAATGCTGGCCCTGCAGTCTCATGTATTTGTTATATCTGCTATTATTATCCTCACTGTATTGAGCCTCATCGTCAATAATCAACACGTTCCAGTTGTTCATGGTTTACTCCCATAAAAGTGCTCTATCAAAGGTAAACATACTGTGATATTCATTTGATTGTCTTTGTAGCTTCTCTGTACCGGATTATGGATTAAGTGTGTGGATACCATTGTTTCTGAAGGTTTGATTCTAGGACAATCTTCATTTTCTGCATGGTTCATCATTTCAAGGATTAAGGCTTTGTCTTTGACATAAAGGATACAGTTAAGATCACAGAACAATCCATCAAAGAAAATTTTTTCAGAAGAGTGCAGAACGTTATAAATAAATTCTTTTATCATAGTTTTAAGTATCGGAGGGCAAACGATGCAAACTTTTGCCGGATCTAATACTTTATCCATGCATACATTTATGTCTGGCAAGCACCCTTGGTCAGTCCAACGATGATGTTTTTTGCATAAAGGATCTTCTATCTTTTTTTTCCATTCGTCGGTTGAAATAGATCTTGTTAAAAAATTTCTGATCTCTTCTGCAGTTGATATAATGTCTTCACGAAACGATTTAGCAGTAGCTTTTTCACTATCAAAAATTTCGGAAAGGATCTTCGCCTTGACACTATCAAGAGCAACCTCATTTTTCTGCAACAGCGCAACATAATCATGCACTAAGTCAGCATGATTATCTGTGTCGAATGAGCTTTTCACGTTACCAGTAAGAACAAGGGGTGAAATTTCTCTCAAGGCTGTTTCAATTATTTGTAAATCCCTGCATATTTCACGCTTATTTGCGTATATTTCGCCAGTTAACCTCTTTCGGCAAAATCCAGCATGACGATCATTATCTTGTTTGCCCAGCAACAAATAGAGGGAATAAAATGCATGTCTAGTGCCCCTTGCATTTTTCCCTTGACTAAATAAATAAGCGTCTGTGAGTAGCGTCTCTGCTGTTGTTTTTTCGTTCTGCTTCAGTGATGAACATCGCAACTCTTCAATCTGCTTCTGATACGTTCCGGCACGCTCCATCAGCCCACCCAACATCAACAGAAGGTCATCATCTGGATTGTGAACGTTCGTAGTTTGTCGCCATAGTTGTTTCGTTAGGATATCAACTTGTTTGTCTGTCGCCAGGAGTAGTGCCAAACAACCAAGACGCTCAAGCTGCTTCGTTCTATCCGGATTATCCATGTCCGGCCTATGAGCTAGAAGCACTTTCAAGAGAAGCTGAAACCGTTCTTGAACTTCTTCATCATCAAAATCGTCAAAATAGATAAATAACTGGCAGAGCAAAATTTCCAGTGTTGCATCACGCCATTTTGAGCGGTCTCCGGGATAATCATCTTCCCATGGAACTCGCGCAAACTTCAAACCAACACCTTTATAAGAGGTTGTCCTAATGATCTCTATAACCGTTGCAGCCAAGCCTGTAGTTGTTCCGTGTTCTATCTTATATTTTTTGCCCTCCCCTTTGCCCTGCCAATCTTTTCCGAACGTGATTTTACGGATATCAGGCAATTGTCCAGGGCTCAGGCCATGTCGTCTCCAATGGTTTGTAACCGAACATGCAGTCCACGCACTTACCCATTCTTCAATTTCAGCTCTTGCCTCATCCCTCCACATCCGCCGTGCTAATTGCCTTGCAAGGTCTATGGAGCGACACAAAGAGCAGGTGCTAGCATTGCCCAATGGTGGTACATCCCAGCGCCAGTAGTACCGGTGGGTGTTACGGTGGACGTCACAAAGATATTTCCGATAGAGAGGCAGCCCGGTACGTGAGAGCATACCGAGATGGATCACCTCCTTGGCACCGGCATTCCGAAGCAATTGTTCCATCTCTCGCTGAACCTTGCCAGTAACAGCAGCGTCATCAAGCAAAACGATCTTTGTCATATTATTAACAAAAAGCTCGTCCCGTATCCGATCATAGGTAAGCGAGGGGATTCGAATTGCTGTTTGTGAATGTGAAGCCCAGAAACGTACGGGAATAAAAGTCAGATTTAATGTTCTATTATCTTGGGCGAGGTTCTTAAGTGCTTCAACCAATTTATCAGTTACAGCATGGGAAGGATATACAACCATGACCCGATATGAGCCTCCGTTATGCTGAGCCTGTTTTTTTAACTCACCAAGTATCCACTCTGTTGCTGTTCCCTTGTAAAAACGCTTGGATTCGACACCATATGCTAGGTTCATTGTCAATAAATCATGGTGGGTACCATAGACCCAGTGCCCCAGTTTTAACAAATCGAACCGAATCATATCCTTATACGTTTGCTGGGGATCTTTTCCGTAGACAGATTCAGCAAAAAGATCATCGTCAATCTTGACAAATCTACGTATCGGTGCTGCTTTTGGACCGCCACGACTGATGTAAGGAGTACCAGGAAGGCGCTCGTACTGTAATTTATTGGTTGGTGGATTAAGCAAATTGATAGGCTGCTTCAACCAATCAAGAGCACAAAGGCGGGGGTCAATTTGCTCCGTTGCCCCTTTAACTTCGCCATGACGCAACAAATGTATAGCGAATTGCCCTGACAGAGCCGCACGTTGTGCGGTCCTGCCGGTAACAAATACACTGCCAACGACTATCTGAAGATTCCTGTCATCCGTTCTACTGCTAATCTCTTGCAGGGACATACGCGCATCTCCAGGCAATAGATCAGTTAGTAATGGATCGGCAGCGACACATTCTGCCTTATGCGCGTAAAGAAGCCAAGTTCTCTCAAGGGCACGCCGGGCGACAAATTTTCTTGTTGGATCAAGCAACGCGTGGGTCAGATCCAGATAGCCATTAAGTTTGATGCTTGGTTCTTTGTTGTCATCACGTTCCCAAATAACCTCCTCACAAATGAAAGCGGAAGCTGAATTCTCTTGTTCCAACACCCCCTGCCAAAAAATTGCTGAATCGTTCTCCCTTAATTTTTCTAAGATAAATGCTCCGTATTCTTCCTTTACTTTCCTGGCCTGCCCTTCATCCTGTTTAAATACACTTCCTGACTGTCTAGAGGTAATCGATTTGTAACACTTCACGCACCAGTCACGGGTTATCAGGTAGACCCAAACAGAATTTCTTTTTCTTAAACTTTCTTCACTCGAAAGCACTGCGTCCATCAACGAAGCATCTTTTCGTGACATGTCTGCAAAAATCCACACCCATCGGTCTTGGGATACTTGCTTTTTCGGTTTATGGACTATTTCATTCATCCAAAAGAGAACTTGATTCTTTCGCACAAGCTCAGGGAGCCAAAGCGAAAAAGGCTTTGTGAAATTTTCAAGATGCCATTTACGACTTTTTAGACCCCCACCAAGGTTTCGATCATCAAAAACCTGCCAATCACTTAATTGGGTTTTGCCGGGATGCTCAATGCGAATGTCGCCACTTGTTATCTTCTCCCATTCGGGTGGAGGATCCCCATATTTCTCAGTTAGCGCGTCTAGGCTCAGGCAAAAATGCCATAACGTTCCCTTGGTAAAATGCACAATTTTATCACTCGCAACATAAGCTGTTCTCTTTGCTAAATTATCGGCACTACCAGCACGATCAGGATGCCATGGTAGTCGTTCAGCCACCCATTCACCGGAGCTGTATAGTCTAGCACTTTCTTCATTGTCTGAAAGTGAGTTGCGGACATATTGCAAACCTGTGAGCATAGTCTTGTTTTCCCGGGTGTGACGGGATAACGGTTCCTTAAAAAGAACTTTCCCGATCTCATGGAGTGGGTTAGAAGTAGATTTTATCTTTTCCAGCCGTTCTTTTAGTGCTGGTGAAGCATTTATTATCCACTCTTCAAGGTCATCAACGAAGCCACGCCCCTGATCCATATAGAAAAACTCCAGCCAAACAGAATTGTTACCACTCAACTCAAATTTACTAACCCCAGGACAACATTGTGTTTCTGTGGTGATGTAGCCCTTTTTCTGGAGCAGGTTTTTGCTTAATTGTCCAGCAGGTTCACGTAAGCGTGCATATAGTCCTACATAACATGAAGATGCCTCGTCTTTGGCATAGGCATGCTCTCCAGCGTTTAGAAGAATTTCTACGATAAGGTTATGAATTTTTGTTATCAAATCATTAAACTTGTCCGGCTCTCCTTCAAAAAAACTACTTATTCTCGACTTCTTGATTCGTGTCGTCCAGTTGGTAACTGTTTGCGTTACACTATCCTCTTCCTGAAATTTTGTTACCGGTTCAATGATGGCTTCCAAACAAATCGAGTCCGGATAGGCCATCACATAACTGTTCGAATCCAGCTTTTCATATAACTTCTCATCATCAGCGGCATAAGTTGATGCTCCCAGATGGACATCAGATTTCATATCTTTGAGGTTAGATAAGAATCCGTGAAGACTGACGAACTTCAAGAAACCTCCACGAATCATGATGTCGTGGTTCGATACAGGCTCATCTCCAAGCAAAACAGTCAAGGACGATCCAGACCTAGCACAAAAAGTTTTCGCCGCGATGAGAATACCCAGAAGGGGAAATGGATCGATCCAGCAGAGGCGAGAAAAATCTAAAATCAGCTCCACCGGATCTGTAATGTTGGCGAGGGCCTCCTGGCAAATGCCGAAGGTTGCAGACCAAAATTCGTCACGTATTTCGACATAACCCTCTTTTTTCGGTGGAACACCCCAAACCGGCTGCAACACACCGGGATCTGGTAGTTTTACTACTGAAACAACAGACACCAAATCTGTAGTAATAGTTTTCATTCTATGCATCTTATATTCCTATTACGCTCCTACAATGGTCTTTCACTACTTCCATGCGTGGTGCTGGTCAGCCCTCATCCTTTAGTTAGGCAATCTGCTCAGGAACCCAGTATGGCAGTAGCGAACTTCCTGGTTCATCAACAATAATCGCCACACTCTGGGAAGCTCTTGACACGGCCACGTAGAACTTGGCTGCTGCAATGGGCTCCAGATACGTACCGCACTGCACGAACTTAGTGATACCAGTGGTCGGTGCGATTAGTATGCGCTCGTACGTCATTCCCTTTGCGACTCTGAAGTTTATATAGTCAAGGTCGAAGGCCTTTCCTGAATTGGCGCTATCGCGTAGGCACTGCGGGTAGAACCGGCTCAAATATTCTTTGATGTGTTTGGAACGAATGAGAAACACGCCGTCATGCCCGGTTATTGTGTGGTTTGCCGACTCCGTCCTTGGAAAGGCCCAACTGGAGTTAAAAATTGTATCGGAGAATTCCGCAATCTTGGGTTCGCAACGCCAAGTCGTGGCATTCTCAATGATTGTCAATACACCACGCTCCTGACGTTCCCGAAACCACTTGACGGCTTCGGCATATGCATACCTCTTGTTCTTGCTACTGCGCGGATTCGTGGAAAGCACCGACTGCCGTACATCGCCAACCATCCGGACCTCGATGGTCGAACCGAGGAGCACGTCAATGACATCCCAATCATGGCTACTGAGATCTTGGGCCTCGTCGATGAGGATTTCGTTGTAGATGCACTCAAGCCTGCGCAGAAGTGATCCCCGGCTCGCTCCGACCAGTTCATGTGCTAGCCGCCCCAATTCACAAGCATAAACAGCACCGTTTGAGTCGAGAAAACGTCTAAGACCGGTAGCCATCCGGTGTGGCCGCCCATCAAAGTTGAAGCCACAAACCCTCTCGCCAGCGAACTTAAAGGGAAGAAACGGCCGAGCGAACTCCCCCAACAAAAAAGTGAACCAACCCATGACTACAATGCCAGAATGATCGGGAGCGTATTTTGCGAGACGACGGCGAAGCTCTGCTTGGTTTGTCTGCGTATACGTCAGCACTAATGCCCGTCGGTCGCGGGGAAGTGCGGCATAATATTCGACGATTCCCTGGGTCTTGCGAGAACCTGCAACAGCTAATGTGACACAGTTAGCCATGTATAAATACCGCCGCGTTGAGCATGTACCCTGGTGGAATGATCGACTTTGTGGCGCTGGCAATGCGAAGGGCTGCCTCTGTCTTTTCCCGCTTCATCCAAGTTGCCAGGTCGGCCGCTTCCGTAATGCCCAGAACCTCTCTGAGCAGGGGTTCACCATTATGATGGATCAGCTGAGGTTCAAGGGTATGGCCATGGCTGGGTGCTCCGATAAAGAGTTCTCTTCTTCCTGCAGCGAGCCATGGCTGAAGCGGAACACTCAGTTCACTTGGTTCAACACCATCGTTGTCGCGAACTGCCGCCACAGTTTTATCGAGCGCCTCGCAAAGTTCCAGGCACCGGCCGAGGGACAGACCTCGCATACTGAGTACATCGATCCCGAGTTCCATTGGTCTCATCTTGTATTTGTCTCTGAAGATACGCTCGAAGATGATCTCGTCGGAAGGGCCTTCGACAAGGACAATTTTGTTTGCCATAACCATGCGAAGCGTGTCGTATCCTGGGAGTTTCTGGAAGTAGGCAACAGTGTCAGGATTCAAGTCAGACAATCTATGTGAATTGCCAATGCCGAGCAGATGAAGTCCATTTAAGCCCAAGCGATTGATAACGAACGAGCTGTGAGTCGCAATAAAAAGTTGTTGGTTTTCGCCAGCGAGCGATTCCACTCGCGATAAAAGGGTAGTGAGACTGGTGTGCGTCAAATGATTTTCGGGCTCTTCGATCATTATAAAGGCCGCACGTTCAGAATGTCGGCTCATGGCCAAAGAGATCTTGATTGCCGCCTGCTGGCCTTGGCCGGACATTGAGAAAGGCACGTTCTTGACATGTGGGGTAACTACTCCCTCCCATGAGGTACGGGCGCTTTGATCCATAGCAAGGATTATTGGTTGGTCGTGAAGTGATGCATGTATTCCGGCTATCCGTTGGTTTACTGTTTTTAGGGCGCTATCGGACATTGACGCCTTGACTCTGCGGTACGCAACGGAAATCGCAGCCCGTTCGATTGGTTGCATGCTGTCGTTAAGCAAGTATCTCATGTGGTAATCTACACCGGTGGAAGAGCGCACTGTACGTGAGTCAATGATGGCCGTTGCCAATTGCCGTGGACGATTTGTGATGACAACATCCGCAAATGAGCGCCAGTCGATAGTGTAGTACTCTGAGGGCAAGAGAGGTGATGGATCCTTGGCCCACTCTTCGCGCTCGGTAGCGTAGTCTGGATCCGGAAAAACCCCCATCGCTACTCCTGGACATGCATTCGTGGGAATATCGGTGTTTATTGCTCCACAAAACTGCTGGAGATTGTTGCAATTCTCGAAAAACAATTCAATGTGGATCTTGGGCCATGGGACCTTTTTGCCGGCTGCACATTGTTTGACGAACTCCTCAACCAGTTCAGTATTAAACCAATACGGATTGAGCTCTTCGGAGGCTGTACGCCCGTTTATTCGTCCGGTCAACGCAAGCGCAATTGCCTCCATCAGAGTTGACTTACCGCTCTCGTTAGCGCCAGCAATTAGATTGAACTTTTTGTTCGGTTCGAATGTGAAATCTTTGTAGATCCGGTAACCGTGGATTTTTATCTTCGTGATCACGACGAACCTCCAATACATGCCATAGCGAGCTTACCGGCTTCCGAAGCAGAGAGTATGGATTGAGATCTAGACCAGTCAGTCCAACGGACCTAATCAGCGGCGCGGCATTTTGCGTCCGCTGATTAGGGCCGTGTGCGCCCGGCATGGGCGTGAACTTGTGGGGTAAAGTCCCTCTATATGCTCCTGCGTTAAGTCATTTGCTTAACATAACATACTAACTGAAGGCAAGAGCATTATCGTGAGGCAATGTTTGGAGAGAAGTGGCTCAATTAGTTTGAACAGAAATCTATCGATTTTAGCTAGAATCTTTGTTTCGGGAGAGTGTCGAGATTAAGGTTGCCGATGCAAAGCCCTATACAAATGATTTTTGCTACTGGTTAAGAGAGACTGTATCTCTGATTTAAAAGTGAAAATCTTTCTATTTATCAATCGGAGAACACATAAAAATAGCAGAGAGTAACTGTCAGGTCAAGGCCAAGCCCTCCGGGTGCTCGCCCACTCACAGCCTTGACCTGACAGTTACTCCCTGCTAAACTTGAGGGTGGCGATGACGAAGGGCGGCAAAACCGACCCTCGCCTCCGGCAGGGCTTCAACAAAAGGGCTTTTTGATAGATGATGCTGCGGTAAATGCACGTGCATTACAGGAAAGTATTCTACTCACCGGGGTGAAATATTTCTTTGGTTCCCCTTCAGTGAGTCCAGATAATCTGCCCATTTTTGCATCATCCGACGCCGTTCCGGTAAATGTTGGGCGTGATTATAGGCCGCTTTTATGTTGTTACGCTCTGCATGTGCAAGTTGACGTTCAATGATATCTGACGGCCATCCCTGTTCATGCAAAATGGTGGAAGCCATAGCCCGGAAACCATGCCCGGTCATTTCATCTTTGCCATAGCCCATATTTCGAAGCGCCGCCAATATCGTATTATTGCTCATTGGACGGGTGCCACTCCGTAAACTTGGAAATACATATTTACTATTCCCAGTCAGTGGCTTGATTTCTCCTAAAACAGTTATTGCCTGCAAAGAAAGCGGGACAATATGCGTTGTCCTCATTTTCATTTTTTCGGCCGGGATCTTCCACTCCGCCTTGTCAAGATTGATTTCAGACCACTCAGCATGGCGCAACTCACCAGGCCGGACGAAGGTGAGTGGGCCAAGTTTCAAGGCGCATCTTGTGATAACGCTACCCTGATATCCATCTATAGCGACCATCAACGCCCCTATTTTTTCAGGATCGGTAATGGTTGCCATGCTTTTTGAGCGCGTTGGTGTTAAAGCCCCCCTGAGATCAAAACTTGGGTCCCGCTCTGCTCTGCCCGTGGCAATAGCATAACGAAAGACCTGTCCACAAATCTGCTTGACCCTGTGCGCGGTCTCATGCGCTCCCCGGTCTTCAATTCTTCGAAGAACTTCCAGAAGCATTGGTGCGGTTAATGCCGAAATGTCACATTTGCCCAGCCATGGAAAAATATTGTTTTGCAAGCGACTGATGATTGTTTCAGCATGTTTTTCAGTCCACACCGACTTGTTTTTTATGAACCATTCTCTGGCAACAGTCTCAAATGCGTTTTTTACCTCGGCGTGAACCTCAAGTTTCTTCTGTTTCTTGAATTCCATCGGGTCAATGTCTCTTACGAGCAAGCGCCGCATATCTTCATGCTTCTCCCGAGCCTCTTTCAAGCTTATGTCTGGATAAACACCTAGCGCAAGCGTTTTACGTTTTCCGGCAAAGCGATAATCCCAGCGGAAATATTTCCCTGCTTTGCTAATAAGTACATACAATCCTCGACTATCGGCGATCTTGAACGGCTTATCCATTGGCTTGGCGTTACGAACAGCAGTGTCTGTTAGGCTCATGACGGTATCTCCTCTGACGGTAGTTGGATATACCGCCTAAAATACCGTCATTCATGTCGGTATGTCAATGGATTTTACTGGACCCTATTGGCAAGTAAAAACCCCGAATGCCTTATCAGCACCGGGGTTTTTGGTCTTTACTGGACTTCTTTAAACTGCTAAATGGTGGAGGCGGCGGGAGTCGAACCCGACGCCCCCTCCTGGAAGCCTTTACCCACAAGGGTTTCAGAAGTAGGTGAACAACCTCCGAACAACATATGGACTTTCCCCCCATAGCTCGGCACCCCGATATTGTCCCAATGTTCTTCTTCCTGATCATGCTCGCACCAGAGCACCAAAACCTTTTCCAGACAATCAAGATTCCCCTGGACCTGTTCCAGGGCCGACGCGAGCAGCGGTGGATGAAAGACGGCATCGGTCAACGCTCCCTCGCGTAGGGTGCCGATAATTCCTCTTGTCCGGTCTATGAGAGTTCTGCTCATTTCCACCGGATCAATTGTCACGTTCGGGTTAAGAAAAATTTCTTCGGGAAAAAATGAGATGGTGGGCTTAATTTCTTTTTTACTCATTGGTGTTCCTCCATAGAAAATGCCATGAGCTGTCCTAGGTCAGTAGTGACCTTCCGGGCCTCGCGGGAACCGGCAACTCATGGCAAATCGTATCTGTAGAAACAAAAATAGCCGATCTTTAAAGTGCTGGCCACACACTACTACTGTTAAGGAATTACAGACTACATAATTAACTTAATTATTGTCAAGACTGTTGTTGCGGCCGCGCGGCTATTCCCTTCGTGAATGGAGCGTGTTACGAATAGTGTGATTCGTCATACGTAACACGTATCGTAATATTCGTAACACTGGTTAGGAAGTTGATTAACTATTTGTCATTATAATATATAACAGAAAAAAATGGATCAAAACAGCCGAAAAAAAATTTAGGTCACCCCCCCCCTCTCAGAAAAAGGTGATAAGGTGATGAAACGATTTTTAGGCCGATATAACGACGAAATAACAAGGAGATATTAAGAAAGAAAAAAGGTGATGATTTGGTGATTAGAGGTGATAATCATCACCTTTTTTATAACTTTTTTTAAAAATATAACTATCTAATATCATTACACATCACTTTTTACATCACCTCTCATCACCAAATTATCACCTTTTTAGAAATGCTATTTATAGCTGTGCATTCGGTTACTTATCCTTGTTATTTTCCCTCTCATCACCAAATCACCTTTTTCTGAGAGGGGGGGGGGTACCTCAGTTTTTTTGCCTTTTTTCTTATTGTTAGGTGTTAGGTGCTGAGTGAGGAAAAAAGACGTTGCTGCTCGATACGAGGGAGCATGCGTATCTTGGCAATGATCTGGTCCGGCAGGTCCATGGCGGATGGGCTGAGCGTGTGGGAAAAAGCAAGCTCCATAACGAAGGTGTGCCCGCATAGCGGATTGGAACAAGTGCAGTACAATTTTTTAACTGAATCGGATTCCTGAGCACTCGACTGAATAACGGCCACTTTCTCACAACGATTACATCTGATTCGCATAATCAAAAACCTCTAAAAACTCATATTAACTGATAATAGATTATACAATTTTCACTCAGTTTTTTCAAAGCTTATCGCATTGTTATTGCTTAATAAATCGTTAATTTGCAGCAAGTATTTTCTGAGCGGTGCTATCTCGTTTTTCTCGTAAATGACAGCCGATTTTGTCACGTCCCCGAAGCCTCCCCTTGCCTCTGCCGGGACGATACTTGCAAGTGCCGGTGGTATCCGGTGGGCGGCTATGATGTCGTCTCGCGAGATGTTTTTGATTTTCTCCAGATCATCCCTTGTTGAAAAATCGCCGACTGGAATAATCTGCACGTCTTTTTCCCGCCCATTCGGGATATGCAAAAACATATTCCTAAAGTTACCGAGCTTCTTGGTTGACTTGACGGCATCACGTATAGATTTCTTTTCCGGCTCTCCAAGCATGGCGGCTGAGGAATAAAAGATATAGCCGACATGCGCGCCGTTGAGGTAATACCGTCTGCGAAAAAGGGTTGCGTCCTCATTGAGCAACATTGACTGGATCGCTCCCAGGTATGACGGTATGCCGTAGATAGTTTGAGCTACGTCATAGTTTTTCATATGCAGCACTTCGCCGGGCTTGAACTCGGTCTTTGAACCGTCATATTCAATCATGCAGTATTGGTCTTTCGCCTTCATTCTCCTCATATTGATTGCCGGAAGATGCCGGAGGTATACGACTTCCCCGATAAGGTTCTTTATCTTTTGAAAATAGGCGTTGCAGAAGGTGACGAAATCCGTGGTGAACGGCACTATTTCGGAAAACGGCACTGCCGGTGAAAGGATGATGTCCTTCAAAATCATATTCGTTTTGAACTCAAGCAGCGGCCCGTGGTAGGCATTGGCACCACGTAGCCGGGCCAGGCCCGAGAGCGAGACAGGCGGGGAATAATACGAACCGTTATCCAACAGGAAAACCCCGAGGTAATCGGTAATGCTGCCATTAACGACCGGTTCCGGATCCCCGAAGGAAAAGGCCATCGATTCTTCTTGTTCCGCTGCTCTCTGCTTTTTTTTAGCCATTGGAGTTGTCCGTTAATATAAAATTTTACATGCACTCGACGGTTGCTATTGATACCTGATCGTGACTGATCGGCTCGTTAGCCAGCGCATGCATGATTGACCAGGCCACGTCCGCATGGCCGGTTGTATTTGTCCTGTTTGCCGCGTAGGTGATCTGGCCGCCTGGCGTCATGATTTTGCGGATAGTCAAAAATGCATGGGCGATGGTGGTTTCCTGTGCATCCCATTCAATTCTTTTGGCCTCAATGACTTCCTGTGCTTTTAAAACCATGTGGCTTTTTGTGCTGACTGAATAATGGATAGGCGTTGCCTGGGGATAAAAATTTTTAACGTTGTCAAATACTCCTATTCCAGGGCCGGTAACATCGATTCCCATGTAGGAAAAATTAAATTGATTGCAGAGCGCTTTAATTTCTTCAGCCTGCCAGGTGAAACTTTTATCGACCCACTTCAGTCTTTTAATAACCCTGAATTTTTCGCCTTTGATAAGCGGAGGTAAAACGACAACAAAAGAGGCGTCATCACGTACTCGGCTGGGATCGTATCCACCCCAGACAGGACGGTTACCGACAGGCCGGATTGCATTATGATCAACGTCATGCCAGAGACTGGAGTCAACGGCGCAGTCCTCCAGATCCACAAAACGGAATACGCCGAAAGTGTCATCGACAAACAGGCATCCAAATAAATTTTTGAATTCATCAGGGCTGTATTCGAGAATTAAACTATCCCGGTCAAAAAGATTACAGCCGCCCGCCTCGGCATCGTCCAAGGTAATTATTTTTCTAAAGGTATTGTCAGGGCAGAGAATACCGGATTGCATTTCTTTAAAACCCGGGAACTCAACCCGTTTCTTTTTAAAACGCTGGTTGTATCTCTCCCCTGTCCATAAATCATATGCGTCATGAGTGACCGCCGATGGAGTTGAAAAAAGTGTCTTTCTCCATTTTTTATGAGTCGCCATTCCAGACGCGACTTTATAAAGTTCGTTGAATTTTTGAATCCAAAAGAACTCATCGATATACACATCACCGGTATAACTTTGTGCCGACTTGGAATTGTTTGATAAAAAATGGAGTTCTGCCGGACCATTGGCAGTATGCAGCACCATCGGATTTCCAGACAGATCAATATCAAAATGTTCGCGCGCAATGGAAATAATATACCGGCGAAATACTTCGGCTTGAGCCCTGGTTGCCGAGAGGAAAATTTTATTTCGGCCATGCAGCGCGGCATCTTCAAAAGCCTCTTGCGCGAAATACCAGGTTGCTCCTATCTGCCTGGATTTTAATAACATTCGGGTGCGGTTAAACCGCGCTTCCCGTAGTTCTAACTGGTATTTGAAATATTGTTTATGAAGCTTTGCTTTAAAGTCGGATGCGGAAAGTTTAGAGACATCGTTTTTACGTTTCTTACGATTTGCTTTTCCCTTGTTGCCGCTTCTTCTTTCTTCATTGGCTGGCGTTGTATTTCCCTTATCGAGGATTCCCCCGGTATTAGGATTAACCGATTGAATTTTTATAATTGAATCGATGAGAATTTTTATTTCAGTAAGATCAAGCCTTGTTTTGTCTTCCTTTTCGGCGATTAATGACAGCCTTCTAGTCATTGATTCGACAGCCGTTTCATGGATAAGAAGATCATCCCAACTCTCTTTTATCCGCCAGTCGTAAATAGTGCGCAAGGGTGTATTGAGCAATTCGGCAATTTCTTTTGCCTTGTGCCTTCTTAAATACAGTTGCTTTGCCGCCTGTTTTATTTCTTGCGGATAATTAATCAATATATTCCTCGCCTGATTTAGACTCCTTTCACTCCTAGAATATCAGCTTTTTTCAGGTGTTCTTTTTATTTCATTTCGATAACGCGAGAATCGAAATGGAATTCGTGTACAACGATGATTCCGCCCTTTACAATTTAATTTTAAAGAGAGCACAGATTTTAAAACTATCATTTCACAGGAGCTTTTTAAAATGCCTTCTTCTCTTGTTTCAGACTGGAAACGAATTGCCCAATCGGGGCCGACAATGGACGGCCGTGTTATTAAGCCGGAATGGCTGACGGATATGGCGGAGAGTTATAATCCGGACGTGTACACGGCTATGATCTGGCTGGATCATATGCGCTATGCCTCATATGGATCTGTTAAAGCGCTGAAGGTTGAAAAAGATGGGGATGTGGTTCGGCTGTATGCCAAAATCTCCCCTTCCCGGTCCCTGCTGCTAATGAATCAGGTGTGGGAGCAATATCTTTATTTCTCCATCGAACCGATAGAAAACTTTGCCAAGTCAGGAAAATGTTATTTAGGCGGGCTTGGAATGACCGATCAACCGGCAAGTCTCGGGACCGATGAAATGAGATTTTCGAAGATGCCGGGCAGGGAATACACCGCGCGATATGCAGGTGAAAAGGTTCCCGACCTGCGGGAGCCCGACGACGAACAGGACATAGAACGATTCGGGCAGAAGCTTGCTCGATTCTTTTCAAAAAACAACAAGCCAAAAGAGGACAACGAGCTCATGGATAAACAGCAATTTGAGGTACTGACAACTTCGCTTACAAACCTTCAGCAGACCTTCGGCGCTTTTGCAGAAAAGCTGGAAAAATTCACCACTGCAAAACCGGTTGAAGGTGAAGGCAAGCCCCAGAAAGATCAAGCCGACGAAGCATACAAGACTCAGTTTACCGAGTTAAAAAATAGCCTGACTGCTCTTGACGGGAAATTCAATGCCATCGTTGAGCGTATTGAAAAGGTTGCACCGGCGACCGAGTTTAAGGAAAACACTGCAGCCGCAGCCGACGAAGCCGAACTTCTCTAAAAAAAACTACAGGGCATAAGGAGAACATATTCCCATGAAAGAAATCACACGGAAGCTGTACAACAACATGGCACTCCGCCTCGCCAAAACCTACGGCGTAGCAAGTGTCACCGCTCCTTTTTCGGCAACACCCGAGGTTGAACAGCGGCTACAGGATAAGATTGTTGAGCAGGATAACTTTCTGCAAAAAATCAACGTTATCACTGTCGCCGAGATTGAGGGGCAAAATATTCTTGGCAGCGCTTCCGGTCCATCGTCCGGCAGAACTGATACTTCCGTTGAAGGACAGGAACGCTCCCCTAGGGACCTGCTGGGACTCGATACGTTTGCCTATAAACTGTATCAGACCAATTCGGATGTGTACATGCGGTATGCCACCATGGACGCCTGGGCCAAATTCAAAGACATGGCAGAGCGGTACGCCCGTTACCTGCAGCAACGCATTGCCAGTGATCGATGTCTGATCGGCTGGTTTGGGGCGTCTGCAGCCGCTGATACCGACCTTGTTGTAAACCCGATGATGCAGGACGTTAATAAAGGCTGGATCCAGTACATGAAGGATAAAAAGGCCGCGAACATCCTTCTCACCGGAACCAAACAGGCCGGAGAGATCCGCATCGGCACCGATGGCGATTTCCTTAATCTTGATCATGCTGTTTCCGATCTTGTTGAAGGTATCCCGCAATATCTCCGCCAAGACCTGGTTGCCCTTGTCGGTAGCGAGTTGCTCGGGATGGAGAAAAGCGCACTGTATCAGGCCATTGCCCTGAAGCCGACCGAGAAAAATCTTGCAACCGCTTCGCTTACTTCCTTCGGCGGTCTCCCCACCGCTACACCGAATAATTTCCCAGCTCGCGGCATCGTCATCACCAGCTATGACAACCTGTCTATTTATGTCCAGGAAGGATCGTGGAAACGGCACCTGAAAGACAAACCGGAGAAAGACCGGGTTGAGGACTACAACAGCCGGAATGAGGGCTATGTCGTAGAGACTCCGGATAAGTTTGTAGGCGTCGATTTTACCAAGGTCAAGCTTCCCGATGGCATTGGTTGGGCGTAAGAACGTAACGTGCTGATCCTGGAGGGGCAACTCTCCAGGATGTTTTTTGAAACCGAGACAGGAAAATTGACATGGGTATTATGACCAGCTTCCAGAAACAGAAAAAAACAGATCCGGGCTATGGCGCGTCAGGCAGCGGGTACAAAATCGTCGCCACCATGCCGGGCTCCAGCATCGGCAAACAGCAGGCCGTCACGGCGTTTGAAAAAGAACTGGCGGCGGACCTGGAAAAGCTATCGTTTATCAGGAGTATCAAGCAAAAAGAAACGGAAAAAGCAGAACACCTGGTTCCTAAGTATTTGCCTGTTGTTCAGACTTTGATTGCTGCCGGTTCGGCTCATCCGCTGCTCGGGCAGATCCTTGTCTGGATGTTTGATACCAAGGACATTCACCAGGCCATGGGCCTAGCTTTTTACTGCATCGCAAACAATATCCCGATGCCGGAACGGTTTAAACGGGACCTGCCTACATACCTATGCGATGTGGTGCTTGACTGGGCTGATGGTGAGTTTGAAGCAGGCCGAAGCGCTGAACCATATTTCGAGCAGATGTGTGAAGCGGCAAAAGGCTTTGATCTTCCCGACCAGGTCACCGCGAAAATGTACCGGTTGAAAGGCTTGATTGCCGAGAAAAACGAGGACTATGCACAGGCCGTGCTTGATCTGACAGAGGCCGAGAAATACGGAGCCAAGGTCAAAACAGTCCTGGCCCGTGTCGCTAAAAAAATGGATGCCGAATCATTCGGTCAATGAGCTCCCACCCCCGGTCGAACCGGCGTGCAAGGGGTGTTATTTGCATGATACCCCTTGCACTGCCGGGACCGGCTTTTGTGTAAGGTTGTGTAAGGTTAAAAAATATGAGCTTCACAGGATTTTCAGACGACATCCCGGCAGAGACAGAAGTGGTAAACGCTGCCTTCTGGCCCGCTCTCAATCTGGCAAAGTTTCAGGCTGAATACCGGTTACCGGCTGAATACAGACAGGAGATGTTGGCGCATCGTTTAAAACTATCCATGCTTTGGGCAAACGGACAGCTCAACGACTGGAGGCTTGAACAACAGGCCTTTGGTTTTGTGGATCTGAATTCCGTCACCGGCGATGCAAGCCAGGATCTTGGAGCCGAAAAGCGGTTGAATATTCTGTATGTCCGCGCGGTTTCCTGCCATGCGAAAGCCCTTCTGCTGGCGGATTATCAAACCATGATGAGAAAATCAGACGCGCAAAATGACGCCAAGGAGTCGGAAGATACGGCGGACAGGTGGCACACAATGGCGACTGATGCAATCAACGGCATCCTGGGCAATCTAAAAATCCACGCGGAGGCGCTGTAATGGAAAAACTGTCCCTGCTTGCCAAGCATCTTGAGTCCTTGCCGGGAATTACTCGCGACCAGATGGAAGCTTTTGCCGACCTGGGGAAACTCATTCCCACCGGCCGGGACCTCGGGCACGGTCTTGAAATTGGACGCTTTAAGTATGACGCGGTGATATCGATTGAACGGTGTCCGGCTGTGATTGCCTCTTTGCTGCTTTCTTCCTTGTTGGTCTGGCTTGATAAAAATGACCCTGACCGGGATCGATATCAACTGGCTGAACCTGACGTCGATGTCACGCTTGAGGATGAGCAAACGGTTTCCGTCCAGATCACCGTTGAGTTTGATGAGGGGCTGGAAATAGTTGAGGATCCGGACGGCCCGCTGCTTTATGACGGCAAGCTGTGGAAGGTTGCCGGTGTCGGAATTGATGTCGCTGAAACGCTGGATAGTTTGGAGAAAGCGTAATGGCTCTTGACCTCACTCTTGATACCGATCCCCGCTCACGGCTCCGGCTGAATCATCAGCTCGAAGTTTTGTGCATGGGATCGACCAGGCGGAGGGTGTTTTTGCGCCGAATTGGGAAAGAGGTTCGTTCGGATTTACGGAAAAACGTCAGGGGGCAGAAGACAGTTACCGGCTCGAAGATGGAGCCACGGGCAACAAAGAAGAAACGGCGGATGTTTCTTAATATGTCAAAAAAAATGGTCACAAATCTTAAAGGCGACCATAGCGCAGACGTAACCTGGCGGGGATATGGCATAGCAAAAACGGCATACCGACATCATCACGGGATAGCCGAAGACGTCACGGCACGAAAGGCATCTGCAATAGCAAAAAAACAATTTGGCCCCCCTGATTATAAAGCCAAGGCTACACCAGCGCAAGCCAGGGCCTTGAACAAAGAAGGGTTCCGCCTGCGGGTGGCACGGAAGAGAGGCAAAGGCGGAGCCATCTTAAAGAAGGTTCCGCAAAAGTGGATCCAGGACAATATGACCGTCGGCAAGGCGGGCTTAATCCTCCGCCTGATGCGGACCAATAACCCGCGCGGAAAACAAAGCTGGAAAATAAATGTACCTGCCCGCCCAATACTCGGGGCCTTACCGGCAGACGCGGATAAATACCTCACTGCAATGGCCACAAGCATCTTGCAGGATACAAAAAGAGCATAAGGAGAACCAACCATGCTTGGAACAGTACAAATCAATAAGCTCAACCTGATACAAGGGGCGCTGCCCGATGTTGAGCGGCATTTTCTTTTTATCGGGGTGGGTGCGACGAACGTTGGCAGCATTCTGTCTGTTGGTCCTGAGACTGATCTTGATGCCGCTCTTGGGGCAGTCAACTCCGTTTTGAAAACACAGGTGCTGGCCGCTTTGCAAAATGCCGGACAAAATTTTTCCGCTTCGGTTATGCCGATTGCCGTTGCTGCCGAATGGCCTGCAGCCGTCGATTTTGCCATGGAGAGTATCACTTGTGAGGCCGTTGTCCTTGTTGACCCCATAACGATCAACACCGCGCTTGAAGCCATGCAGACAAAAACCGATGAGGTTATGGCCTTGTACATGCGCCCTATCTTTTTCATGGCGGCGGCCCGGGCGATTGATCCAGTGACCGAGTCCTGGGATAATTACATCACCGCCATTGAACCGCTTACGGAAAATGTCGCAGCCGACCAGGTTTGTATTGTGCCGTATCTGTGGGGCAGTGACCTCGGCGCACTGGCCGGCAGGTTGTGTGACCGGTCCGTAACCGTTGCCGACACACCGATGCGAGTGGCGACCGGGCCGCTATCCGGGGAATGGGCTGAACGGCCAATAGACATGAACAACGCGGCCATCACCATGGCGCAGCTTAAGCAACTGGACGCTAACCGTTTTTCCGTCCCCCAGTGGTACCCGGATTACCCCGGCACATACTGGGGCGATTGCAATATGCTGGATGTCCCGGGCGGTGACTTTCAGGTGGTAGAAAATCTCCGGGTTGTCCAGAAGGGCATGCGGAAAATATACCCGCTGGCGGTTGCCCGTATCGGTGACCGGCGGTTGAACTCGACCCCGGTCTCCATCGCCGAAAATAAACAGTTCTTCATGCGTCCATTACGGGCAATGGCTAAGAGCGTGACGATTCTTGGCAAGACTTTTCCGGGGGAGATCTACCCGCCGACCGACGACTCAATTGAAATTGTCTGGATGGATAAAACGACCGTGCAGATATACCTGATGATCCGTCCGTATAACTGCCCGAAAGACATCACCGTCAATCTGGCCCTTGATCTGTCCAACGATTGATAAAAAATCACAATAGGAAATTGAGAAAATGAAAAGAGTAAGTAATTCGAGTTTTGCTTTCAGCCTTGGGGATTTCAAGCTTATTGCCGAGAAAGCGTCCCTCTCTATTGAGGATGGCCGGAAAGTCGTCAAGGACGGCGGTATCCCGAACGGCTACGTGGATGGGGAAGTCGGAGCCTCCGGAGAGATTGAAATTGACGCTGCAGCGCTCTCGATTATTTCCGAAGAGGCGAAGTCAAAAGGATCATGGCAGGAAATCGAACCTGTGGACCTGCTGTTTTATGCCAAGGGCACCAAGGAAGAGGAGAAAGTTGAGGCCTTTGGCTGCCTGCTGAACCTAACCGATATCGCCGAGTACGACCCGACCAGCGACAAAAAGGCTACCACAAAAATTACGTTCGAGGTTACCAGCCCGGACTTCGTCCGGATCAACGGTGTGCCGTATCTGGCTAAAGATCGTACAGAGGCGTTGGTCTAAATGGATATTCTGGACAGGGCTCAGGAACTGGAAGAGGAGCATCTTGAAAGGTCTCTCGCCTTTCGGTTTGTTGTTCCTGTTGGCCCTGACCGGGAATGTTGCATTGAGTGTGATGACCCTATTCCGGCTAAGCGGCTGGAGGCAATACCTGGTTGTCAATTGTGCGTGGATTGTCAGGCAGAACTTGAGATTGAGCAAAGGAAGCAACTATGAACCTTCTGATTTTCCGGAAAATTATTTTTATCAATGAGCTTGGGGGGAATAAAGATTTCTTGTACCGGTTCAGTGACCCTGACGGCAGAGCCGGGCGGAGCGGTTACAGTTTCGGCCTTTGTCAATTTGACGTTTCGCATAATCCTGAAGCTGTGCTGTGCCTGCGGGAATGTGAGTTTACCACTGATGAAATAGCCGGACTGAAGTCTCAAGCGATTGACGCGGAAAGCCTGGAATGGAAACTCGCGGAGAACAAACAAGTGGTTGATAGGTGGGACAACAGGCAGATTGATCAAAGTTTGACTCATCCGGTTGATATCTGCATTCGGTCCGGAATCGACGTTGAAGAAAAGGCTATGTACCATCTCGCCGACTACCATAATCAATTTTATATGAGCAAGGGCGGCAAGATGCACAGATTCCTGCTTGCATTGCAACGGCCTGTCACCCCGGAAGATATCCTTAATTTAAAGCTACATACGCAGTGGGGAAAACTTCGGTCTGGTGATGTTCACCGGCGTTACAACAACATAGTAGCTATTCTCGGAGACTGAAAAATGGATCTTGGCAAGATACTGAAAAAAGTCGGCGGTGCAGTTATTAAGGACATCCTCCCCGGAGGCGGTATTGCTTCCCTTGTTCTCGACGCCGTTAACGCTTTCCTTCCGGGCGATGACAAGTTGCCGGAGAACGCGACAGGGGACCAGGCTTTGACTGCAATAAGCAGTCTCCCCGCAGATCAGCAGGCGGCACTATTGAGCAAGCAGTTTGATGTTGAAATAGCAGAGATTAACGGCTGGTCTCAAGTTGTCGAATCGCTCTCGAAAGCGGATGCTTCCGGATCTTCGACCCGCCCTGAAATTGCAAAGATGATGGCCGTGGTTGTGGCTTTCGCCGTTGTCCTTGCAACCAGCACATGGGCTATAGCTGTCTTGACAAACAAGGGCGAACTGCTGGCAAACCTGAATGGCTCGTGGCCTCTAATCGTCACTATTATTGGTACCCCGACCGCCCTGCTACGGGCTTATTTCGGGCTGCGCACAGATGAAAAAAAATCGAGGTATTCAGTGGCCTGTGGTGGAACTGTCCCGCAAAGTGGGATGTTCTCAACCATGGCCGCACTGATAAAGCGCTGACATGCAGATTGTTGAGCTCATAGCCAAGTACGTTTGGCCGCTGGTCCTGGGGTGGAATATCTTTTTGTTCAACGGAGTGCGGGCGCAAGAGCTGGCACACATAGAGTACCGTTTGTTCGTCGCCGAAAACTATACGTCAAAAGCCGATCTGAAAAATATGTTTGATGGCTTTGAAAAAAGATTTGATGAGAAATTTTCAATGGTTGTGAAACTGGCCGATAACAAAAACCAACAATTCAACGGGAGATAAAGGAAATGAGTGAAACAATTGTCATGAACATAAACGGGGAACGTGTGTCTTTTGACATCACGACCGACAACCACGAGCGCCTGATTAATGAGATGATGCCGAACAATAAAGTCGGGCCTATGCATAATTTCCTGGTTCGAAGTGTGACTAAGGAATCTAAAGAAACGCTGATGCCGTTTCTGAAGAATCCCACGTCAGTAGTCACTATCGGGCAACATCTGATCGAAAAGTTTATCCCCCAATTAGAGATAACCGTGGGGGAGTAGAGAGGGTGGCGGAGGGTATTGAAAGAAATGCCCTGTCTCAAATGGCGGTGTATTCCCGCAAATGGTTTCCAGGGCGCGAAGTGACAACCAGGTCCATGGGAGAGGCCGTTTTCTTAGAAAAAGATTTTTGGGACAAGCAGAGAATAGCCATTCAAAGCGGTATTTCCATGGCGTTTAAAGGGTAAAACAGATGTCAATGCTACAAAAATTGATGTTTTCGATTGGGCTCCTGGACAAAGTTTCCGGCCCTGCAGGTCGAATTCAAAAGACCCTGGGGAATGTTGCCGGCAAAGCCACGGAAAGTTTTGCCAAAATGGCCGGAGGTGCAGCGGGTGTTGTTGCCTCCGGTTACGCCATGACCTCTCTCGCCACCCCAGCCCATGATTTAAACCTTGCGCTTGGTGAGGTCCGCAGTCTTGATGTGGCGCAGAGCAGCCTTGATGCGCTCTCGAATTCGGCGGTTTCCTTTTCTGTTAAATATGGCGAGTCTGCCTCTGATTTCGTCAAATCATCTTATGATATTCAGTCCGCTATTGCCGGACTGCAGGGCAACGAGCTGGCATCATTTACCAATGCCTCCGCCGTTCTGGCAAAAGGTACCAAGTCGGATGCCGGGACCATCACGAACTACATGGGCACCATGTACGGCATTTTCAAAAACTCTGCCGATAACATGGGCAAAGCTGAATGGGTTGAACAGCTCACCGGCCAGACGGCAACGGCGGTGCAGATGTTTAAGACCACCGGTAGCGGAATGGCTGAAGCATTCAGCAGCATAGGGGCAAGCGCCACGGCGGCGGGAATAGCGCAGTCCGAACAGATGGCAATCCTTGGCACGCTGCAGGCGACAATGACTGGCTCCGAAGCGGGAACAAAATACAAAGCGTTCTTGACAGGTGTCGGCGAGGCACAAGACAAGCTTGGTCTTAAGTTTACCGACTCTCAGGGCAACATGCTTGGGATGGTCGATATTTTGGGCAAGCTGCAGGGTAAATTCGGCAGCACGTTTGATGTCGCCGAATCGGACGCATTGAAAAAAGCGTTCGGCTCTGATGAAGCTGTGGGCATGATCAAACTGTTAATGGCGGATACCACCGGCCTTGCCACGTCCATCGATTCAATCGGCAAAGTAACCGGGATGGATAAAGCCAAGGCTATGGCTAAGTCCATGGTCGATCCTTTCCAGCGCTGGAACCAGGGGATAAACGCGGTCAAGATCGGCTTAGGCCAGGCGTTGTTACCGATCCTCTACCCGCTATCTGAAAAACTGGCAGAGGGCGCAGGCTGGATCCACAATTGGACTCAACGCTCTCCGATGCTGACAAAAGTTATAGGGTTTACGGTTATCGGGGTCACGGCCCTGGTTGCCGGTTTCTCGATTTTCGCTATCGTTTGTGGGATGGCAAGCATGACTGCAGGGGCTTTCGGGGTTGTTATGGCGGTTATTACCAGCCCTGTCACCGGAATAATTCTTTTGATTGGCGGACTTATCGCAGGGGTTGCCGCGGCTGTCTACTATTGGGACACGTTTAAGGCAAGCATGGGTGATACGGCATGGGGCCGAATGTTGATCTTTGTTATGGAAAAGATCGGTTCCGTTTTTGCGTTTGTGTGGGACTCCTCGGTCCAGAGCTTCATGCAGTGGGGCGAAGCAATTGAATCTATGGTCATGCCCTACCTCAACATGCTCTCAGATGCCTTTTCTTCTATCGGCGACGCGGCCAATTGGGTGGCCGAAAAGTTCGGTTTCGGTGATGACAAAGTGGCGGCGCCGGCGTCATCCCCACACCTTGATGCTGCAAAAAAAGCGGAGGTCTTGCCGGGAGGCGCTTCCAAATCTATTGCCACCGCTGTGAACAACAACAGCACATCTGAATCACGGTCAGTCAATATCGGCTCGGTCACCACCAGCCGTCCGCTGAACAGCCAGGAAATAAACAATATGGCAATGATGGCGGGGGCATGATGGAACAATATTTCGACCTACTCATAACGGATGACGATCTGACCCCGGATGATGCGCAGAACCCTGTCATCATCTCCGACCGTGACGTGATCGCGCAGGATCTTGTCCATATGATCCGCGAGTCAGGATACCTTCCCCCGCTGGTCGGCAACCGGAACAGGGATCTTTCCGAGCGGACAAAAGTAGAAATCACCATCGCCGTAGATAACGATTACCGGATTGTTCCGGGTTCCGCTTATATCGATGAGCCGGAGGCAGGTACCTTTTACCTTGTTGCAGATACTATTGATTTCGGGCCTGTGCAAATTTTTCTGGGGGTTTAAATGGCTGATTCGGTTTACAAAAAAATGGTGATAGCTGCAGGTATCCCGACTACTCAAGCAGAGATGCAGGCAAAGTGGAATGCGCTGAACGCGGCGGAGAATGTCAAAATTGCCAACGATTCGAATTGGTCCCCCTTCTGGCGATTAATTTCGGCGATTGTCACGACCCCGGCTGAGTGGCTGGTCGATCTGCTTATCACCTACGCCCTGCCCAATGCCTTTTTGCGGGATGCCACGGGCTCGTGGCTGGAGCTGCTGGCCTGGGCTGTGAACGTTGAAAGGAAGGTTGCCACAAAAACCACCGGGCAGGTACTCATCACTAAGGAAAACGCTGCTGTTGAAACCGTTATTCCGGCAGGATTATTTGTTGCCACCAACCCTATAAACGGGGTGGTTTATCGGGTCATGACAACTGAGCAGACCACCCTGCTAAGTGGTGTTTTGACGGCGCTGGTTCCCGTTGTAGCGGAGTTTGCCGGGGCTGGTCATAACCTCGGCCCTGGGTATTTTTCCGTTTTGCCGGAACAGATTACCGGAGTTTTGTCTGTATCAAACACGTCCGATTGGATACTCGTTGCCGGGGCGGATGCAGAATCGGACGAATCGCTCCGTCTTCGGTGCCGCAATCAATTTTCCGCTGTGGGGCAGTATCATCATGATGCCGCATACCGTGCGGACATCTCGTTGTTTGCCGGGATTCAGACCGATTATGTTTGGTTTGAGCACGGAGCGCCCAGGGGGGCCGGTTCGGCCAACGCCTATATCATGATTGATAGTGGGGCTCCGTCTCAGGAACTTGTCGATTCGATAAACGACTATATCACAACACAGGGCAATCATGGCCATGGGGATGATCTGCTGTGTATGCCCATACCTCTGACGCCGTATCCGCTGGTTGTCACTGTTTACTATGACAGTTTCCTGGCTACAGATCGACAGGCGGCCCTGCAGACGGAAGTAACCAATATCATCCGCTATGCCTTCCGGGAAAATCAAAATTATACAGGTATAACAAGGACAATGCCCTTTGCCCGGCTGAGTTTTTCGAAATTGTCGGATGAATTGCATGATCTATTACCGGACCTCAAGAGTATTGCCTTTTCTCTGCCGGATATTATTTCGGCCATGGAGCTGGCAACACTTGAATCATTAACCGTAAGTCTTGAGGTTGCGTAGATGGGTGATCCGGTTTTACCAAAACTCTCGTTGCCGGCCTGGATGAGCCGGGGGGAAGTGGGGAAGATCGCGGCTGCAGCGTACGCCTGGTTTTCCCTGTTGGTTGGCTATGCGTTATGGCCCCTGCAACAACTCGACCCCATGACCTGCACTGAGCAAAGTCTGAATCTCGTGGCCTGGCAAAGGGACATCAGCCGCTTCCCGCAAGAGCCGCTTGCTCTCTATCGATTACGCGTGACACACGCTTACGCCAATGCAGTCGATTCCGGCAGTGTGGCGGGTTTCAAGCGGATTTTCCAGCGCCTTGGTATCGGCTATATTGAGATAGATGAACGTATGGACGGACTGGACTGGGATGTCATAAACATCACGATGTCCGCCACCCAACTTGCCGAAAACGAAAGCCTGCTGGAAGTCTTGATCCAGCAATACGGTAGGTCCTGCAGGCGGTACGGCTGGAATATCATTACACCGATACCAATGGAAATCCAGGTTGTCGAATTTTCGAACGATACAATCACCTCACTTGCCATCATGGAGGAATAACGAGCATGAGCAGTGCAATTACCATAGTCGGACAAACGCGAATAAATCAACTGAGAGGGGCTGAGCAGCCGCTGATCATCGACAGGATGGTGCTGGCCTTGATACCAGGTCTTGATCCAACGCTGGCTGTGGACAGATCACAACAGATGCCGGACCCTGGCGATATTGTTCACACTGCGACTATCGCCCCCGGCCACAAAGGATATGTGGATCCGGACCAGGTCGTTTATTCCATCATCCTCGGTTCAGATGTTGGTGATTTTTCTTTTAACTGGATAGGCCTTGTAGAGGCGGAAACAAACACAGTTATAGCCATTACTTCCACTCCGGAGACACCGAAACGGGCGACGAATCTAGCCACAAACACAACCGGCAACAACATCACCCGTAATTTTATGATTGCGTTTCAGGACGCGCAGAATCTTACTGGTGTCACGGTTGGGGCTGAGACTTGGCAGTTTGATTACCAGGCCGTTTTAGCGGCGCATGAGGCGCTTGTTGTTAATCCTACGCAGGAAGGAGTGATTAAAAAACATGTCACTGATAGCCAGGCAAAAGTATGGCAGGATCATGCCGAAGATCCACATGCCTACGCCCCATTTGATGGCGATGCGTCGCAGGTTTTTAAGGCGGCTTTAGGTGTGGCTGGTGATGATGTGGTAGTTAAGTCTCAAGTATTTGGGGTCGGACAGACATGGCAAGACCTCACTGGAAGCCGAGCGTTGTCAACCACATATACAAACACAACTGGAAAACCAATCTGTGTAGCTGTGAGGGCAACCATTAACCCTGCAACAAATCTTACACTTAACACACTGGGGCTGGTGATATCTCAATCAGTTAATCCGGCCGGAACGCCAGTAACTGTCAGCGTTAATGGTGTTATTCAAAATGGAAACACCTATATCGTAGACGCAGTCGGTGGAGCATTAGTTAAATGGGGAGAGTTGAGATGAAATACTACAAAAACGGCGACGACAAAGTCTTTGCTTACGAGGTGGACGGATCCCAGGACCATATTATCCCTGCCAACCAAACCCCCATCACGGAAGCCGAGGCGGATGCATTACGAACGCCAGTCCTTACCACTGCCGAAGTATTGGAGCGCATAAAAACCGAATGTGACAGACAGGACGCCAAACCTTTTGAATACCCTGCTGGATTCGGAGTCTATTATAAGGTCACTTCTGCAATCAAAGAGACCATCGATTTCTGCGAGTTGTCCGGCTGCATTGACACCGACCCTCTCCCCGTGAATAACGGCTGCTGGGATAACGTTGATGGCACGATTTCCACGCCAATGACCGTTGCCGAACTCAAATCGCTGTACATATACGGTTACGGTATCCCTGCTCATAATTACAGCAACATGAAGGCCCATATTGCGGCGCTTATGTTGTTGGCCGGAAACGAAAATTCTTCGCCGGAGGAAATAGGAAATTATGACTATTCAACCGGCTGGCGCTAAGCAAGAAAATTGCACCTGGTGGCCCGACCTGTGGTATGGCGAATGCTGCAAATCCCACGACGAAACGGCACCGGACGAAAAATTTTCCTGGATCATGCAAAACTGGTGGCTGGCTTATTGTGTGTGGGCCTCAAGCTACAGTCCTAAAAACTGCGACACCCCATGGAAGGTCATGTGGGGGCGATACCTTGCGCCTGTCCTGATGTTCCTGGGAACAACAACATTCGGCTGGTTCTGGCGATGGAAAGCAGCCGGGGCTAAGACACTCAATGAGGCCTTACCATGATGCAGCTTGATAGCTTCAAAATCCCGTGTAAAAATCTGAAAGTGACCGGCAGCATGGAGTTGCGAACAGAGGATATAGCCGGGGAAACCTCCGGTACCGACATGGTTGAAAAAGGAATCAAACCCAAAGTTATCAGGGTTTCCGGCTCCATTCCTTTTGCCATGCAGCAGGGACTGAAAGACCTGGTCAAAACTGCCGAGTCAAAAAATGACAAGGGTGAACAGAAGATCTTCACCATCACCAACAGAACCGCCAATGCAGCCGGGATAAGGCAGGTCCGTTTTGTTGAGCAATTGAGCTGGAATGAGGCCGATACTTTGCAGATGTGGGATGTCTCGTTTG